ACACCGGAAAAACCTAAAAAAGGGCCAGATGGTTTCCCCATTGAAATCGGTGTTATCGAACACTGGGAAAATGAAGTAGATGGCCTTAAGAATGATCCTGACGCACTTAATGAATTATATAGACAGTTTCCTCGTACAGAGAAACATGCTTTTAGAGATGAAACCCAACAATCTTTATTTAATTTAACTAAAATCTATGAACAAATAGATTATAATGAAGATTTAAAACACTCAAATGTAGTTACACAGGGTAATTTTATGTGGGAAGGTGGGATTAAAGATACAAGCGTTCAGTTTATTCCAAGTAAACAAGGAAGATTTTATGTTTCATGGGTTCCAGACGTTCAACAACAAAATAGATTTATTATTAAAAACGGTATGAAGTATCCTGCTAATGAGCACATGGGTGCTTTTGGTTGTGACAGTTATGATATATCAGGAACAGTAGATGGTAGAGGATCAAAAGGATCATTACACGGTTTAACTAAATTTACTATGGATGTTTGTCCACCAAACTTATTTTTTTTAGAATATATAGCTAGACCACAAACCGCTGAAACGTTTTTTGAAGATGTACTTATGGCATTACATTTTTATGGTATGCCTATACTTGCGGAAAATAATAAACCCAGATTATTATATCATTTAAAAAGAAGAGGTTACAGAGGTTATTCTATGAATAGACCTGATAAAACAGTATATAAATTGTCTGTAGCAGAAAAAGAAATAGGTGGTATACCTAATTCAAGTGAAGATATAAAACAGGCACATGCTGCTGCAATAGAGTCTTACATTGAAATGTTTGTTGGCTATAACAATGAACAATATGGAACCATGTATTTTCAGCGTACACTTGAAGACTGGGCTGCTTTTAATATAAACAATAGAACAAAACATGATGCATCAATAAGCTCTGGTTTAGCTATCATGGCTTGTAATAAAAACAAATATAGACCTATACCTGAGCATATAAAAGAAAAAGTAAGTTTAAGTTTTTCTAAATATGATAACAAAGGTTTTAAATCAAAAATAATTAATTAGATGATTAATACGAGTACTAATAGTTCCTTTCCTAGTCAGGTGGTACCTGTCGCAGAAAAGCTTAGTTTAAAGTATGGTCTGCAAGTAGGGCAAGCCATTGAATATGAATGGTTTAGAGGTGGTAGAGTTAACGGGACAAGGTGGCAAAAAGGATTTCAAAATTTTAATAGATTAAGATTATACGCTAGAGGTGAACAACCTGTACAAAAATATAAAGATGAACTATCAATTAATGGTGATTTATCTTATTTAAATTTAGACTGGAAACCAGTGCCTATAATACCTAAATTTGTAGATATAGTTGTAAATGGTATATCATCTAAAAAATATGATATAAAAGCATACGCTCAAGATCCTTTTTCACAAAAAGAAAGAACTAATTACGCATCATCAATTTTAAGAGATATGTTATCTAAACCTTTATTAGATAATATACAACAAAGTTTAGGTGTAGATGTTTACAACGTGGTTGATCCTGCAAATTTACCTCAATCAAAAGAAGAGCTTGAAGTACATATGCAATTAAACTATAAACAGTCTGTAGAAATAGCTGAAGAAGAAGTTATTAATAACGTTTTAGATTTTAATAAATACGAGTTAATTAATAAAAGAGTTGTAGAAGATATAGTTACTGTTGGTATTGGAGCTGTAAAAACTAGTTTTAACAAAGCTGAAGGTGTTAAAATAGACTATGTTAACCCTTCTAATTTAGTTTATTCATATACTAACGATCCTAATTTTCAGGATTTATATTACGTAGGTGAAATAAAATCTATAACACTACCTGAGTTAAAAAAAGAATTTCCTAATTTAACAAACGAAGAACTTAAAACAATACAAAAGCACCCTGGTAGAGAGGGTTATATGCGTAACCGTAATAACAATGATGATTTAGTTCAAGTAATGTATTTTGAATATAAGTCTTATATAGATCAAGTTTTTAAAGTTAAAAACACTGATAATGGTTTAGAAAAAGTATTAGAAAAACCTGATACATTTAACCCGCCAGAAAGTGATAACTTTGATAGAGTATCTAGAACAATAGAAGTGTTGTTTACTGGTGCTAAAGTTATGGGTGTGGAACAAATGCTTAAATGGGAAATGTCAGAAAACATGACAAGACCTAAAAGTGATTTAACTAAGGTTAATATGAACTACAACATTGTAGCGCCTCATATGTATCAAGGTCGTATAGATTCACTTGTAGGACGTATAACAGGTTTTGCTGATATGATACAACTTACATCACTTAAGTTACAACAGGTGATCGCTAGAATGGTTCCAGATGGTGTCTTTGTAGATGTTGACGGTTTAGCAGAGGTTGATTTAGGTAATGGTACTAATTATAATCCGCAGGAAGCATTAAATATGTATTTCCAAACTGGTAGTATAGTTGGTAGAAGTTTAACACAAGACGGTGATCCTAACAGAGGTAAAGTACCTATACAAGAATTACAAACATCTAGTGCTAACGGAAAAATACAATCGTTGATCAACACTTATCAGTATTATTTACAAATGATAAGAGACGTAACAGGATTGAACGAAGCAAGGGATGGCAGTTTACCAGACAAAAACGCGTTGGTCGGTTTGCAAAAAATGGCTGCCAATGCTTCTAATATAGCAACTAAACATATTTTAAACAGTAGTTTATATTTAACACTTAAAACTTGTGAAAATATATCACTTAGAATTGCTGATATGTTAGATTTTGATTTAACTAATAATGCACTTAAAGCTAGTATAGGTAAATTTAATGTTGCTACTTTACATGAAATAGATGATTTACATTTATATGATTTTGGAATTTACATGGAGTTAGAACCTGAAGAAGAGGAAAAAGCTATGTTAGAACAAAATATACAAATGGCTTTACAGCAAAATCAAATATACCTTGAAGATGCTATTGATATTAGAGAAATAAGAAACTTAACTTTAGCTAATCAAGTTTTAAAATACAAAAGAGTTAAAAAGCAAGAAGCTGATCAACAAGCTCAAATGGCTAACATACAAGCTCAAGCAGATTCAAACTCTAAAGCATCAGAGCAAGCGGCTATGAATGATGTTCAAAAAGCCGAAGCTTTAGCGTCAACAGAAACACAAATAGAACAATCCAAATCTCAGTTTGAAATACAAAGAATGCAAACAGAGAATCAACTTAAGTTACAACTAATGGCCCAAGAATTTGAGTATAACATGAAACTTAAACAAATGGATTTAGATACAAACACAACAAAAGAAGCTCAAATAGAAGATCGTAAAGACAAACGAACTAAAATACAAGCTTCACAACAATCTCAAATGATTAGTCAAAGACAAAACGATTCTGCTCCAACAGATTTTGAAGCAGAAGATTCATTACAACTACCATTATTATCGTAGTTATTTATTAATTTTATATTATTTTATTATGTCAGAAACAAAAGAAAAAGCTGGAAAGCTTAAGGTAAAAGCTAAAATTCTTAAACCTAAAAATCTATCAAACAATGATAAACCTATAAAAATAGATTTATCAAAACCTAAAACAGAAGAACAAGATGCCATTCAAACACAAGAGACAAATGATAGCAATGTTGTTGTCGAAAAGTCAAGAAAACAGTGTCGACAGCAAAGAAGTGGTTGAAGAAATACGGCCCACCNAAGAAGTAAAACCAGTTATTGAAGAAATAATTGATGAAAAACNTGAAGAAGAANANGTTATTTCAATAGGTGAAAAAATGGAACCACAAGCTGAAACTACAGCGGAGGAACCACAAACTGTTAAANAAGATATTAACTTACCTGAAAACATCGAAAANGTNGTAGACTTTATGAAAGAAACAGGTGGAACATTAGAAGATTATGTTAGATTAAANGCTGACTANNCTAATGTAGATAGTNATACNNTACTTAGAGAGTATTACAAACAGACTAAATCTCACTTAGATTCAGAGGAAATTAGTTTTCTATTAGAAGACAATTTTGAATTTGATGAAGAGTTNGATGAAGCAAGAGATATTCGNAAGAAGAAACTTGCATATAAAGAAGAGGTTGCAAAAGCCCGTAAGCATTTAGATGGTTTAAAGAGTCAATATTACGACGAAATCAAGTTGAGACCCGGAGTAACTCAAGAACAAAAGAAAGCTATGGATTTTTTCAATCGCTACAACGAAGAGCAAAATGTAGCAGAGCAACAACATGAAGTGTTTAAAAATACCACTAAAGATTATTTTACCAAAGAATTCAAAGGTTTTGATTTTAGCGTAGGAGACAAAAAATTTAGATACGGTGTTAAAAACCCTAGTGAAGTTGCAAATAATCAATCAAACATCAGTAATATAGTTAAGAAGTTCTTAAACGATAAAGGTGATGTAACTGATGTAAAAGGTTATCATAAAGCTATGTATGCCGCACAAAATGCAGATACTATTGCACAACATTTTTACGAGCAAGGTAAAGCCGATGCTATAAGAAATGTCGCTGCAAAATCAAACAACATTACTAACGAAGCTAGAGAAAGTGCTCCAAGCGATGTATTTGTTGGT